TCATCTCGTCACCGATCTCAACGAGTCCACGACTTAGGTTGGTCGCAGTCTCTGGATCGACTAGGAAGGTATCGTCCGTGGCAGTCATAGCCTGAGCCAGGTAAGACACAGAAGCCTGGTCCTTGGTGTATCCAAGAAGCTGCTGCTTCACCCTGGTTACGATGTTGTCGAATGTGATTGCCACGGTGCTCCTTAGCTAGCCATGATGGTTGCGTCTGCGGTTCCAGTTCCGCCTGCACCGGTAATGGTCATGCGGTAGTACCTGAATGGCCTGTTGGTGTTCCAGAGCAGGAATGTTCCCGCTGCTGCGATAGTGAACACGCCACCATCTGCTGCAAGACCTGTCGCAACGAAGATGGTTCCGTCATGCGACCCCTGAAGGGTCGCAGTGCCAGTAAGGGTTCCAGTCACTACCATTACTCCGGTGCAAGTTGCCCTTGATGCTCCGAAGTCAATGGTGGTTCCAGTTGCGTTACCAGGAACTGCCGACAGAGTCTTGCCTGCACTGATGGTTCCGTTGGCTACCTGTAGAGATCCACCGAAGTTGGATGGAGTTACGTTGGCAGTGTCGATACCATCGGTGATCTTGACGAACTGTGCATTTCCGATAGCAGTACCAGCGGAACCCACTAGGGTTCCATCTGGGTTGAGCACGTTGATGAGCGTCATGATTAGCTCCCGTAGGCTACGCCGGTTTCATTACTGATTCGGACAGCCTCTTCAACCTTGGCCATCGTAGTTCCATCGGGATTGATGCCCTGAGCCTTGGCGTCACGGAAAGCTTGTAGCTCCCTCTCGACGCGCTTACTTCCCTGGGTGTTCATAAGATCTGGGCCGATGGAAATTCCCTTGGATCGTACACATTCACCCCAGGTCTTGTGGTCCTTGGTCTTGCATGCACTTGAGCATGCCTTGCTCTTCCTCACCCTACAACCTGAATGGTGAAGATGCTCGCCCAAGGAAGGGCGAGTGTCGCTCCATAGGGAGGCGTGTGAACTGCGCTGGCTACCTCAAGGTGCGTCGATGCAACGTGAATGACCTTCACGTCTGCATAGGTTCCTCGTGCGCCAAGGATGGTGACGAGAGTTCCAGGCTTAAGCTCCGTAGTGGACACGGGCTCGATGGCCTTCTTTGCTGCGGGTGGCATGTCAGTTCCTCGCAATCGCAGCGTTGGCCCAGAACATGACCTCTTCGATCTTGGTGAGAGCCAGTGCCTTCTCTCGTCCGTCAGGGACGAGAAGGTCTACGTCCTTGGCAAGTGCTCGTGCAGCGTTTCGAATATCCTCATGGAGGATAACCTTCGCAGCATCGGGCTTGTGATAGTTGAAGCGGTTATCAAGATCCTGGGTCTTAGTCACTATGCGTAGATTCCCTGTCGATTGCTGCGGTCGCCCTGAAGCTCGGCTACCTGAGGAGTGGTGTAGTATGCCAGGTTGGTTTCCAGGATGCCCTTCTCGTTGTTCTCGCGGATCGTGGTGTTTCCACCAGGTCCGTTGAGTGGAAGGTCTGCTGGGCACGGAAGGATGTGGTAAGCGGGATCGCACGGAGTAAGCGCGGGATCATAGTTCTCGGCCATGATGCTCCTTAGGCTGGGGTGAAGTTGGAGTTGTCTACGCCTACATCGGAAGCGATGAGCGCCGCCTTAGTGGCGTCGTCTACGATCCACTCGTATCCACCCCTGAAGAAGTTCAGGCCAGTACGAGGGTCACCGTCTACGACGGGATAGTTCTTTGCACCAAGCTCGTTGGTGTATGCATCGTATCGAACCTGTTCGTAAACGCCAGGCGATACCTCTACGATTGATACTCCACGGTTCATGCGGAACCTCTCATGGAGAGGGTTCCAAGCGAAGGGAGCCTCCGCAACAACCGGAGTAGTGAACAGCCAGTTAGCCACGGAGGCTCCTATCTCTTACTGAGAGTAGATGGTGAACCACTGAGTACCGTCGGACACAATGCCCGCACGGCCAGTGGAACCACCAACGGTTCCTGCTACCATCGCGAAGGTGGTAGCACCATTGATGGTCTCGGATGCGTTACCATCGAGAGTTGCTACACCAGTGTTGGTGCAGATGAACTGGTAGATGCGACCAGGCTGCGTAGTTGCAACCGGAGGAAGCCTGAGATCAGTTGGGATTACAAATGAAACGGGGCCCCCGAAAGGGCCCCGATCTCATTACGCTCCAGAGTGGATGGAGCTGGTAGTCTCAGTGCGGATCAGAGCCTCTGGACGGTACAGAGACCATCCTGCGACACCGTACCAGCCAAGAGGCTGGAAGCGGGTCAGCTTGTCAACGACTGGACCGCGAACGGTGTGGAACTCTTCGGCAACGGCCTCAGCCAGTGCCTGCTGACCTACGGTGTAGGTCTGGAATACACGAGTGGTACCACCGGCACCAGTCAGAGCAGAGTTCACGCGAGGAGTCTCGATGAAGACAGATCCCTCGTATGCTCCGATCTCACCAGCCCAGATGTTATCCGCTGCGCTGTAGCTGTGCGGCAGACGCCACCCAGCATCTCCAGTCTCTGCACGAAGGTCGTGAGAAACCTCTGGAGATAGGTAGGTGGTGAAGAAGCTACCCTTGTTAGGGTGAACTGCCTGGTTGCGCAGCTTTGCTACTGCCAGGCGTACAGCCTTGGAGCTGTAGATGGAAGCAGTAGTTACACCGACGGTAGTACCACCGTTGTAAGTAGGCGCAACAGTAGCCGGGTCACCGTTCTGACGGATGACCTGGGTACCAGTCTGAAGAACGTTCTGGACGATGAGGTCCACCGAGTCCACGAGGTTCCATGCAACCTGGTTGACAAGTCCGGCAGTCACGTCAGTGAAGCTGAACAGGTCAAGCTTGTTGGAAACCAGGATGGAGTTACCGTACTCGTTCAGAGTAACGGTGATCGGAGTAGGGTTACCTGCTGCCACAGCGTCAGGGTCAACCAGCTCGTTAAGCGGGGTGATTGCCTGTGCGAGATCCTGGTAGATCTCGAACACAACGCTGGAACCAGGCATTGCCTGCTGAACAGGACGCTTGTCAGCGACCTGGCGGAACGTGGGCTGCTTGCGGAGTGCGAACTCCAGCGCCCTGTCGTACGTAGTCTGTACAAGGTTCGCCATTGCGGCGGTACCGGTGAAGGCGTTAGCCATTCCTTATCTCCTAAGGAGCAAGGGCCTTACTGATTTAGTCGCGCGAAGTTGGCGATAAGGCCCTGAATGTCAGTAGCGTCGTTGGCACCCGCCGTTGCTAGCTCCATTGCTCCGAGTGGCGTACCACTCTGACCTGCCTCATTGAGGCGCTGGAACTGTGCAGCAGCGTCGCCCGTTAGTACGGGCGGCGTGACAACTGGATTGGGAGTACCTGGCGCTCCCGGTGCCCCGAAGACTTCCTTCATGGAGTTTACCCACTCAGTGATCTTGACGGGATCTGCGTCTCCCTGATACTGCGAAGCAGCGGCAGGAACGCCTAGTGATTCGAAGACACCATTGACCTTAGTAGTGCGTAGATCCTGCTGGATAGTGGCCAGACTAGCCGCAAGTTCTGCGTTCTGCTGCTGTAGCTTGGTGTATGCATCGCGAAGTGCCTTAGGGCCGTTGCTTGCGCTTTCGTTGCCCTGGCCTGCGTTGTCGTTGTCGTCAAATCCCCAATTACTCACTTGAACTCCTAGTTAGATGTGAACGCCAAAAGCCACGACCTAGGGGATCGTGGCTTCGCTCGTTCGAATGGTTGCCAGTCTTCACTACGATACAGCCTGCTGGCTTGGGCGTATCGGTACACGTGGTAGGACTCGAACCTACGATTACCTGTTTGTAAGACAGGAGCCTTTGCCGCTAGACGACACGTGCTTGTGGGCCTCTGGAAGTTTAACGTCTTCAGTCTCCGCTACAATTGCGGCCTGAGCCCCAGACGGTGATGCGTGACATATTCGCGTTGACGGGGTCCAAGCCGTACTGCCGAAGTTGTCACCAGTAGTCTTGCTGGGATTCGAACCCAGTACCTAGGCTTAGGAGGCTCAGGTTTAGTCCTCTAACAAGACAGCTCTTCACCCAGGAATCGAACCTAGATCAGACGATTAACAGTCGCCTGCACTGACCGTTGTGCTAGTGAAGAATAGCTAGGTTTCTGGTAGCGTCTACCTAGCGCAGGCATCTTTGGCTACCACTGCGAGCCCCACGAAGGAATCGAACCCTCATCTGATGATTACTAAACACCGGCTCTAATCCGTTGAGCTAGCGGGGCGTGTTCCGGGTGGGATTCGAACCCACGTTCACAAGGATTAAGAGTCCCTTGCACTACCAGGCTGTGCGACCGGAGCGTGTTCCATGAGGGATTCGAACCCCCATCAGAGCCTTCGTAGGACCCTGTCCTATCCATTGGACGAATGGAACGGGGTGA